GAGGCCGTCGAGCTGCTGACCGACGGCATCGACATGCATGACCAGCCGCGCGCCAAGCTGTTCAAGGCGATCGGCGCCGAGCTGATTCGCGCGGCGGGCATGTCCACCGGTGACGCCATCATCCCGACGATCGACCGCGCCACGGCGATGCTGACGCGCGCGCAAGATCTGCACGACCGCGTCGGCGTGAAGGCCATGCTGCGCGGTCTCGAAAAGGCGAAGATTGCCGCCACGAAATCCGAGGCCGGCGACACCGCCGGCTGAACCAAGCTCGCCCCCGGCGCTCGGGGACGGATCACGCGAGACGGGAGGCCTTCGGGCCAAAGGGCCGTCGCTCGACCTGATCCCCACCCCCGTGAAATCAAGGACCGTCCCCATGACCATCATCGCGACCGTCCTGCCCGACGTGGATACGCCAGCCCCGGCGCTCATCCGGAACGATGGCTTCTTCCCCGACATCGACCCGGTCATGTTCCGCGAGCAGCACCGCATCCGCGACGCGGTCACGCCCGCGCGGGCGCGCGAAGCGCTGATCGCGGGCATCCTGACGGTCGGACGCGATCTCGCTGCCTGGGCCGCCGGACATCGCGCGGCAGGGATCCTCCGCCTGGACGACGTGACCGCCTCGACGATCGACGGCATCAGCACGCTGGTGCTGCTCTATCGCCGCGCCGTCTTCACCGCCGCCAAGGCCGAAGTTGTCGAGCGATACCGCGACGTCGATCTCACCGGCGCCGGGCAGCGCAAGGCGGAAGATCTCGATCCCAGCGTCGCCGAGCTGCGCCGCGATTCTTTGCACGCCATTCGCGACATGCTCGCGGTCACGCGCACCTGTGTCGAGCTGATCTGATGGCAACGCTCGACACGGTTCGCGCACGCGACGGCGATACGCTCGATGCGCTGATCTGGCGCGAGCGCGGGCTCGGCCCCGCCGATCTGTCGGCGGTGCTCGCCGCCAATCCCGGCATCGCCGCGCGCGGCCCGATCCTGCCCAAGGGGCTGTCCGTAAACCTTCCCGCCATCGCCGCGCCGGCCGTCCCCGTGCGCACCGATGTCGTCAACCTGTGGGACTGACGATGCACAAGCTCCTCCATGACCTGGCCGAAGGGCTGCTCGCCTTTCTCGGCTCGCTCGTCCCGCCCGCGCTCGGGTCGATCGTCAGCATGCTGTACGATCCGGACCTCACCTGGGGGCAGCGCGCGACGCAGCTCTGGGTCGGCGTCGTCGTCAGCTATTTCGTGCAGCGGGCGGCTGGTGCGGTCTACCCGTTCCACCCCTTCGTCCTCCAGGCGCTCGGCTTCATGCTCGGGATGGTCGCCTTCAAGACCGCGCCCGGCTTCATCACCGGCTGCGCGACCGCGGCCGGTGAGCTGCCCGGCATCATCCGCGACCGCCTGGTCGCCTTCCTCCCCGCCAAGAAGGAGAAAAAGTGATGCCGAACCCCGGCACCACCACGCCTGCGCGTGCGCGCGCCAAGACGCTGATCGGCGTCGTTGGTCTGGCCACCGCCGCCATCGTCACCCCGTTCGTATCCGCATGGGAGTCGGGCGGCAGGCCGCGGCTCGAAGCCTACCGCGACATCGTCGGCATCTGGACGATCTGCGGCGGCGAGACGCTCGGCGTGACGCCCGGCATGCGCGAGACCGTTGCCGGGTGCGAAGCCCGCGACCAGGCCGCGCTGATCCGGCATGCCGAACCGGTCCTCGCCTGCACGCCATCGCTCCGCGGCCATTCCAACCAGCTCGCCTCGGCTATCAGCCTGGCGTACAATATCGGCACCGGTGGCTATTGCGGCTCGACGGTCGACCGTCGTTTCGACGCGGGCCAGTGGCGCGCCGCGTGCGACGCCTTCCTCCTGTGGAACAAGGCGGGCGGCAAGGTCGTGAACGGTCTCGTCCGTCGGCGCCAGGCAGAGCGCGACCTTTGCCTCAAAGGTCTGCCGCGATGATCCGCACCATCCTGTCGAAGCTGCGCGGCGAGGCCGCGTTCCTCGTCCTGCTCGCGGTCGCGGGGGCGGGGGCCTGGCTCTACGTCCTCTTCCAGCAGGTGCGCGCCGATCGCGACGACGCCGTGCACCGCGCCGAGATCGTCTGCGCGCGCTCGGGTGTCGAATGGGGCGCAACCGATACCGCGGCGCGCGGCGTCCTGTGCGCGCGCCATGTCGCCGGCCTCGTCGCTTTTCGCGCCGACGCCGACCAGCAGACTGCGCAGCTGTTCGCCAAGGCGATGGCCGATGCCAGCGCCCGCACCGTCAAAGACAACCAGGCCGCGCGCCTAGCGGCCGAAGCCGCCAGCGCCGCAGCCATCCGCATGGAGACCGCCGATGCCGAAGCCGAACGCCGCAACCTTGTCGATCGTGAGTGGCTTGCTGCTGTCAACGGCGTTGCCGGCCTGCGCCCACCGACCCGCTGATCCGCCGATCGCGGTGCCAGTTGCCGTCGCGATCGAACGGCCGCTGCCACCTGCCGACCTGATGATGTGCGCAGAGCGCCCCGCCGGCCTGCCCGAAGATCCGTCGCTGATCGCCCAAATCCCGACGGCGATCCGCGCCGGCATCATCCGCATGGCCCGCGCCTTCCGCACCAACGCCGACGGCAAGGACCGCCTGGTCAACTGGCTGGCCGCGGACAGCTGCCCGGCGCCTGCAAAGGCGACCCGGTGAAAAAGCTCGAAACCTTACGCGCGCACCTGATCGCGTCTGTTCCGACAATCGGGAACAGCCCGGAGAAGATGGAAATTTTCGTCGATAAGGGGGACGTTGCGGTGCGCACGGGCTCGCTGTCGTTCGAATATTCCTACACGGCTTCGATCTGGGTGCAAGACCATACCGGCAGCATCGATACCCTGCTCGTGCCGATCCTGGCCTGGATCGCTGCCAACCAGCCTGACCTGTTCGAGAGGGGCGAGCGCAAGCCGTTCACCTTCGAAAGCGAGCTGCTCGACGCCGACACGTGCGACATCACGATCACGCTCGAGCTGACCGAGCTGGTGCGCGTCGAACAGCAGGCGAGGGGCCTGAAGGTCACGCATCTGCCCGAGCCCATCCTGCTCGATCAATTTGCCGGCGTTCCGACCGGCACCGCCCTGTGGGCCGGGCTGATCGATGACGCAGCCGGCGGTATCGAGATCGTCACGCGATGACCGACTTCGAACCGATCGAGCAGCTCTGCCGCGATCTGCTGCTGCGCACCGCTGCGGCCGAACGCGCGCGGCTGATGCGTACGATCGGCCGCGAGATCCGCAAGAGCCAGTCCGATCGCATCGCTGCCCAGCGCGATCCGGATGGCGCTGCATTTGCTCCGCGGCGGTCGAAGCCAGATCGTGGCAACAAGAAGGGACGGCTTCGCCAGCAGAAGATGTTCCGCAAACTCCGGTTGGCGAAGAGCCTCAAAAGTGGCGGCAGCGCGGATGAAGCATGGGTCGGCTTTGGCGGGCGCGCGTCGCGGATCGCTAGCATTCACCAAGCCGGCCTGTCCGATGCACCGGCGCCGGGCCAGCCGAAGGTTCGCTATGCAAGCCGCATCCTGCTTGGCCTGACGGAAGCCGAGCGCCAGCGGATTCTCGACCTCATCCTTGCGCAGCTTGCATCCCGCTGAACGGCAATAATAATGGAGAGAAAACCAGACGTCAGCCCGGCAGAGCAGATTGAGCGATTAAGTCAAACAGGCCTGCGCTTCCGGCGACTTGCAACAGCACAGGTATCATGAAGAAAAGCGCCGCCAGCCACGCCACTATGCTCGGGCGTTCTACTTTGCCGAGATGCCGTGCAACGGCGAAAGCGCCGAAGCCAAAGGCAATGGGAACTGCGGTTAAAAAGACGTAATTGGCCGGCAAGGCATCGTAAAGAATCCACGCAATGAGCATACTCTCCGCAGTGGAGCACCATAGGAGGATTCGCGTAACTCCGACGCGATCAAGCCATCTCTTTAATCGGTCCTCGGCTGAACCCGGTTCGGCAATCCATCCCATGTTGATAGCATGCAGCTGTTTTTCACAGCGGGCAATGTCCGGGATTGGGCGTTTCCCGCCTGTCCGTTCCTGGGGTCCGCTTTGCCGACCGCGAACGTCAAAATGTGGTGGCTAGCGCACGTTCTCGCGCAACCGCGAATCAACGAGCGAAGCGCTTGCTAGCGGGTAGCTTTCTAAAACTTGCGCCGCTCCGATAGAAGAAGTGGACGTGTAGTAAACTACCCAACGATCGCCACGACGCGGCATGGCCGTTCCATCATCGCAAGCCCCACTTCCCCAGCCTCGATCA